TTAGACTTAGCTAATAGTAACACAATTACAGTAACTGAGACGCGAAAATTCACAAACATTTTGGAGGATTAAAAATAATTTTCAAAGTCAAAGATTCTCAGAAAAAAAGTGCACGCTACAGCAATGGTAGCTGTTTAAGAGGTGGAGTAATAGTTCCTGGCTCAGATGACTTTGGTGCCTTAGACTTAGCTAATAGTAACACAATAACAGTAACTGAGATGCGAAAAACACAGTCATTTTGTCTGTTTGTGAAGAGTGTTGCGACTGCTAATCGCATAGCTCGGGTATTGCTCGTATGGACTTGGATTCATGCTGGTGAATCCAATCATGGGCGCAGGAATAATGTTGTACCCGGGAGGTTTTGTTTGAGCGTAGTTTTTGTGCATGTTAGCGCAGTCCAGATGTCTAGTTGGGACAGCATGAGTCTCCATGGAAGTGATCTCTCTGTCTTTCTTTGCATTCTCAGTGTTTGCCCCTGGATTTGCTTGGATGTCACTGTCATCCGTGGTATCCAGCGAGGTTGCCTGGATAGGTCCAGGTGGGACTCTGATTATCGGATCAGCGATGGGTGGATCGTTCCCACCATTCTGAGCAACTGGCTCCACAGCAGCTTTGTGAGTTGCGGTACTTCCGGTCTCTTTGGTGTCGCTCTTTTTGGTCCCAGTGACAGCCTCTGCAAGCTTCGAGGGAGTCGTTGAAAAAAGCAGGATCGACATCATTGAGAGCTGATCACGCAACTCTTTCAGTCGTCCTTCAGTCTCAGTCTTGTACTTGGCAAATTTATCTTGACACGCCTTGTCACCAAAAGCTGCAACTGCATCTGCACCCACAGCGTCCACACTGTCTGCAACTGCATCTGCACCCACAGCGTCCACACTGTCTGCAACTGCATCTGCACCCACAGCGTCCACACTGTCTACAACTACATCTGTGCTTGTTCCTGCATCAACAGGTCCAATGCTGCGCAACGCATTAATCCGTTCGATGTTCATGTTTATGATATCTTCTGCTTGAATCACCTTCTCCAGGATCTTTTCAAACAGATTGGCTCCACCAAACTTAATTTGTATGTCAGTCTCCAACTGGCGAATCCGGCCCAGATCATCCAGCAACATTTCGTGTCGATTCTCAATCTCATCCAAATCACTCAGCACGGAATCCTGTTCAGCAGTCTTATAACCGTTCTCCTCGATGCTCTTTAACTTGTTATCATCCTTCTGAAATGTCTTGTAGTTTTTCTCAAAAGAGCGCAGCAGTTTTTCAACATCGGAACTATTTTCAACACCAGAACTGCTACTGGGCTCCGCATCTTCTGGGTTTATCATCTCATTGTTTGGGTCCTCGAACCCCTCGGCCCCGCTACCACCGCGACATAGATACAGAATCAACAGACTTACTGCGACTACTAGAACAATGGTACCGACTATTATAGCAGTACGTGTAGCAAACATCCTTATATTACTACAATATTTGTTTTTATCTCGTATATTGTATAAATGAGAAAGAGGGGGACAGACACGACCAAGGATTTGTATAAAGATACAGGGGTAATTGTCCTTAAAGATGAGGATTTCATAATCAGTGAAAAGCCACGTGTGCGCTCCAGTGTCTGGGAGAAGGGTGATCATGGATACCTTATGGCTTATGCTGATTGGTGTCCTCACTGTCGCAACAAGGTTGAGATGTGGGATGATTTTGCAGAAGAGATGCACGAAGCATATCCAGATGAGCGTTTCCTGGTAACAGCTGCAAATATCGAGACTGATATACCCGCATTGGCGCGTGCAGCTGGTGTCAGGGGCATCCCAGCATTGTTTCGCATCTTGGCAGATGGTAGTTTGGAGAAGAAACAGACTGATTGGAGTATGGATGATCTAGAAAGGTTCTAGATAGCGATTAAAATGTTCGATATATTATAAATGGGTTGTCCCAAGACTGTTTATTGTATAAAATCGGGGAATAAGACTAATCCTCCGCTAGTGGAGCACGGCGGATCATGCCTCAAAGTGACTGATGAGATTTATTATTTACAGCCCTTTGGATCTAAAACAGACAAATGCACTGCAACCCCAGGCCTGATGACGGAATCGATCTCAATCTGTGCTGATACCCATTATAGAGTCTCTGTCAACGCATACAGTCAGCGCGATTGCTCCGCCTTCCTCTGGGCTAAAGATGAGCAGGGAAACTGCTTCATCCCGAAATATACTTTCATCCGCGCAGATGGAGAGATTGTTTCAGCAACATTCCAAACATCAAAGTGCAGTCAGAAACTGAAACTAGGACTCCTGTTCACAGGGCCAACCAAATGCGATTTCCTAGTTCTGAAAGAACTCAAAATGGACCAATTGCCACCACCACCACCTGCACCCGCTCCAAAAAAGAAGGAGCCAAAGATTGTCAAGCCTGAGCCAGTCAAGTGTCCCAAGCCTGAGCCAGCCAAGTGTCCCAAGCCTGAGCCAGCCAAGTGTCCCAAGCCTGAGCCAGCCAAGTGTCCCAAGCCTGAGCCAGCCAAGTGTCCCAAGCCTGTGCCAGCTAAATGCGAGAAACCTGTACCAGCTAAGTCTCCAAAGCCTGTGCCAGCTAAATGCAAAAAGCCTAAGGCTGAACCAGCTAAATGCGAAAAACCTAAACCAGCTAAATGCGAGAAACCTAAGGCTGAACCAGCTAAATGCGAGAAGCCTGAACCAACCAAGTGTACCAAGCCTGAGCCAACCAAGTGTACCAAACCTGACCCACAACCACCGCAACCATCGTATGTAATCGCGCCAGCACAGCCATATTTTGCACCACAGCCAATCATCTATATGATGCAACCTCCACAGCCTCAGGTTCACTGTCCTTACCCCTATCCATCATACATGCCACCGCACATGCCACCGCACATGCCACCGCACATGCCACCACACATGCCACCACACATGCCACCACACATGTCATCGCACATGCCACCACACATGCCACCACACATGCCACTGCACATGCCACCACACATGCCACCGCACATGCCATCAACTCCACCTCAACCGTCATGTGACAAGAAAGATTGTGATGACAGCTCTCATGAGAAAAAAGACTGTACCAAACAGCGCAAGCGTCGCCGTCGTCGCAGGCATAAGAAAAAGAGCAAGGGCTCGAAGAGCGAATGTTCCTCATCTTCATCATCGTCGTGTGAGCGGCCACCTAAGCCCATGCCAAAAAAGAAAGTCTGTAAAGTAGATGACAAATGTTACTCAATTCCAAGTTTCGACAACGACTTGTTCGACAAAAAACAGAAAATAGACCAGCGGGGATGCAGTCCTTTCATGGTTAATCCAAAGACAAAACCTGCTGGATGGACATACCTTGATGAATCGACCAATCTGCTGTACATTGTTACCAAGGATCACAAATGGTTGGAGCCACCTGTCAAGTACATGCCCTGAACATGCCCTGAACATGAACATCGATCAATAACTCTTGTGGACAAGTCCTCCCTGCATATCTGGAGTCCGAACTAGACTATCCTCGCAATTATATGCTCTATGTTCATGGTAGAACCAACCAGCGAACTGTTTCAAATCGTTGATTCTCTTAACAGTGCACAACAGGGTCCTCAGGCTCTTGGCCTCTCGTTCTTTTCTCGCATTGATGATGGATGAATCGAGGCCATCGCTGCTCACTGCATAGAATCTCAGCTCTTTGTCGGGTGATCGACCCGCTATATCCCATAGCCACATGAAAATAGCACGCGTTCTTGGCATATGAAAGTCTGATGTGATGATTGTAATTTGCCGATAGTCGAATGGAATGGCATAGTTAGTCAGAGCGAACCAGGCATTGGCAATGGTATCATAACTGGACCATTCGCGCATAATTCTGTCATGAGGGACTCCGCGACTAATCAAATACTGTGCACATACGGTACTCTCATGCATTACAAACCCTTGATTATTTCTTGGACTCGGTTTGTGATAAGTCCCTCCACCAAGACACAGAATCTCCAGTTCTGGAGAGCTGTGCTGGTATTGTGACCAGAGCTTTTCTGCCAGGTCGAGTCTACGTACAACCCATTGGTGGTTACGGTTTTCATGGTTCAGACCACCTGCCAGGACAAAGATCGCGTCTGGACACCAATTCATCATATCTGACTCTCTGGTCTCCTTGATATGACTCTCCCCCACTGTATCTGTATCTGGATCTGGATTTGGATTTGGGTCTGGCATGTGAAGTACATCATGTACATATTCGTAATTGACCTTTTCCCATCCATCTGGTCGTTCAGCCCAACCGATCGACTCCTCCTCACTCATATTCGTTTGTTTGGTATAGCAAAGAAAATACATTAGATTTTTAAACTACCGCCGTCGTTGTATCACTAATTCTGCTCCCGAAGCAGATAATATCGCAAGCTTTTCTCATCATATTGATGTTGGGAGGAGAACATTAATGATCCGGTCAGGACTTCGGTCTCAAGTTGTGACTTGTTACTGACATCAACCTTGGCAACCACTACCTGTAACAAGTCCTCAACAATGATCTGCGCTTGTTCAACAAAAGGATCATCTGACTTCAGACTGACAAATTCATATGCTTTGAGAAGGATTTGAGCAGTAATATCTATATTCATATTAAAAAATTTGGAGGGCATATGCTGGATTGCTTGAAAAAACATCAAAATACTTGCTGTTCTGGATTCAGAAAGCAGACTAGCTTCGGTCTCGGTCTTGGGCTCAGTCTGCTCGATTGATTCCATCAGGTACTTCAACAGTTTAAAACAAAATTGCTCATCAAAATCGGATTCCTGGATTTTGATCAGCGCTGAGAGAATTTCCTGTCCAGTGCAGGGGTTCGCATCATACCGACCAGTGATCAGGTCGTTCACCAGAATCTTGGGGTCAGTGGCCTTGACTTCTCCCAAAATCGTTGCAATTTCAGCCATCGCGCAACTGACTGGATTGGAAACGTGAACCGGTGGGTGCGGTGCGATATGTGGAACCATTCAAGACAAAATTGTTGTTGGATCACTTGGATATCTGTGTCACAGACGGCATAAATAATTTTCATTTTTAGTGAGCCACATTCTACATATGACGAAATCCTGTTTACTTTCTCTTGCACATAGAGCCACAATCCTTGCAAGGACAATTCACCTGAGAACGGCCTTCAAAAAGGCGATCAAAATTCCATTGCAGCTCCTGGAATGTGTTCATGTGCACTGTATTGCTCTTGCATCCACCACATTCGCACATGGTACCTTTCTTCTTAAGTTTCTGGATTCTTTTTTCAGACGCGCAAAGCGCGTTTTTGCTTTGTCTCCTGTTGGTGTTGGGCTTGCTCATATACTATTGGGTGAGATTTTACAGTGATGAAAAATGATTCGATTGAACTACCATGCTTTGCTTTTCTTTAAGCAGGTCACAAAACAATGCATCACTCAGACAAACGGAGACAGTGGACTCGTACATCATCCCAATCCTCACCACCGATGCTCTTTAAGACCCTGGCTCTCACAGATGCTTGTAAGTCACGATTGGAGCACCTTCAGGAGCTCATGGAAACGATTCCTCTCGAAGAACTCTTTTCGAGAGGAATTTATATCGCAGGTGGAGCAGCTCTGTATGTTCTTGACACCAAACAGTCGCTGAACGATCTGGGTGACATTGATTTCTGGGTTCCACCCTCGCGGAGAAAATTTGTCGAGGATCTGATATATGGGTATAAGGGCCCAAGATTGATCAGACGATCAACCGGCGGACCCAATGCACGCATCATATACTTTTTCATTGAAAAGGTCCAAATACAATTTATCTTTCTGTCTGAAAACAGCACTGTCCCCCAACTACTACGAAGCTTCGATTTCGAGGCGAATCAATGTGCGATCATTGATCACAACTATTCTGTCGCATCATGGGTATTCATGGACATCCTCAGAACACGCGTGATCACGTGGGTCAACGTCTCTCAAATCAACTACAGACGGGCCAGGAGGGGAATCGCCTCTTACCGAACACGGTATCTGAATAGGAGGGAGAAACTGCATCGTAAAGGCTTCATATTCAGTGATATTCATGGTCCACCCCCTCCACTCCGTACAGACAACTTCCATGTTACGAAAATGAACCGTGTGTGTCAGCATATACTGATGCATTTGATGTACAAGATGTGCGTTGGAAGCGATACACATCGGCCAGGATATAAATGGTCATCAACCACATAGTGCTTGTCTGACAGTATACAAGACGTTTGGTAGATCAATCTGTTCAACACGCTCCATAAAAGCGCTAAATTCCTCTTCAATATAATCTATCAGCTCTTGTACTCTCTCTTCATCCAGTTCCGCATCTCCAGATTCAACCTCAACCATGTGATCATGGATCACACCCATATGATAGATGAGGTCACAATGACGACGCATGTCTGGACATGAGGCTCGTGACCGAGTATCAATGCCCTCTAAGCCACAACTATCATCACATGGGGGCTCCTTGACTGCCCAGAGGCGCAGGAGAGCAAGTGCCTTAATAGTCTCACGATCTGTGCGATCAATACCAGCAAACAACCGGTCACTGCGTTCAGGATCAGTGTCATCCAGAATGTATCTCACGATAGATTCCTCATCACGATTCAGAATGGTCTCACCAAAGGTCATACCACTATTCTTCTCATTGTAACGGAGAAACTCATCCGGAATGACATGATTGAGAGCTGGGATCACTGGCCACAGGAATTCCAGTGCTTTTCTGATAGTACGCAAAGCTATGCGATATCTGTGGAAATTCTCCGCATTGGGATAGATCACCTTGCCATCTGGCATCTCAACAGCTGCCATAATCTCCGAACTCTCTATTTCTTTGATTGGTGGATTGTTCCAGTCACCTTCCTCCCAGATCCTCAGGGCACGATCGAGTTGGAATCTCAATAATTTCTTGACATTCCCCCAAAATCCAAGGTGTGGAGTGGCGGCTCTCCCTCTCATCCAATAATTTGTTGCTGACCGATATCCACCATAAATGTCCTCACTCCTTTCGACAGAATATTCACGGAGATATGCGTCCCACGTCACATTCTTACTGCCAGGGATAATCGCATTACCATACAGACGGTATCCATCTCCTCTACCAGAACCGGCTGCGATCAATTCATCCTTGGTCATAGGGTCGGTATCCATCATCTTGCTGATCTGACCGAAGACCGTATTGAACTGGTCCAGTCCTTCCTTGTATTCATCTGATCCTCTCCTTTGATCTGCCAGGAAAGATAGTTTTGAATACAGTGCTCCCAGAGCTCTGAGTAGATACTTCATCGGGTCTCGTGTTTTGACTGGGCGAATGGTCTCACCCGTGCCAAAATTAGCATCATACTCAATCTCACGCACTTCTGCTTCATCAGTATTCTTAATAACATCTGGATCATCCTCATGTCTGAGAGGGTGCCACATCCAGTGCACAGACTGCAGAACATCGCGAACGTGACTAAGCGATGTACGATCTATCAATGTGCCAATAGTCATGTTGTCGGGGTCTGTGAAATGGTTCCAATTGTACCTGATCTTTTCTCTGATCATACTGATGCCCATATCATCCGATGGACAGACCATCTTGAGCAATTCCTCCTTGAAATAATCCTCGCTCTCTAAAACCTTGCAAAGGGATTTAGCACGAAGTTGACGTTGATCACGACAATCATCAGCATTATTGTAGAGCACAAGTCGATCGCGATACTCCTCATTCTTGCATAATTCTCGTAAACTGTTCTTTGACATTGGAAGTCCCTGTGTGATTTCATTCAACAGTGCTGGATCATGAATCAGGGTCAACTCTTTATCGGGATTCCACTTGTTGTGATTAGTGATCAGGCGCTGTGTCTCCTCTTGCCAATAGCTGTGAGCAAGATCAAACTGCAACATCTCTGCGATCTTCTTCTTGGTCGCATAATCTGCGCTTTCATAGCGTTCAACGATGAGTGGGTTACCTCCCTTCCTCAACAAGCTCTTGATCTTGCCGTGATTAGGTCTATAATCATTATTGGTAAGTCTCATGAGATAACGGGAGAATGTACCACTCCTCAGATTCCAGTAAAGTACATCATCGTGTTTAATCAATTCACCTGCGACTGCTACAGGAGCTTGGCGCGCCACCAGATTCCAGTGCTTACCACCAAATTCAAGTGCATTATCGACCGGGAGGAGTCGCAGATGATTCGAGTATCTCTGTCTACCAGATGAGGTTTCGGCCCCTTTGCCTCTAACAGGCTCATTGGTGATCAAGTATACGTAGAGTTGTCCATCCTCCAGTTTTGTTAAATCCGGATCGGTAAGAGTGTCAGCCATTTTGTCACCAATCAGGCTCTGTAACGAAAAGTGGGGATCCTCACTCGCCTTGCTATCCAGACGAAGTGTTTTGAGATTGAAACAAGCATTGTTGTTGGCTGTCTGTTCCTTGAAAGGTGTATCCTCAACATAACCAAAGCTTCTGGCATTACGCTGCATATGTGGCTCTGGAAGGAGGAAAGGTTTTTCCTGAACTACTCCTTGAACGATTCTCTGAAACTCTTTGCGTGTATATGGCCTTGGTGCCTTGTTCCACTCTTTGATACGATCGATCTTAAAGCGAGTGAGGTCCTTGGTGCACTCGCGCAGGTCTGCCTTGGTGGTAGCCATGATCATGACCTCGGATTTATCATCCTTGCTGAATCCCACCTTGCAAGTTTCGCCTCCCACCTCTCTGGATCTGCGAAACTCAACATCATCAAGAACTGATTGAACCAGCCATGGGCGTACGCCAACAGGAACCTTGATCTTCTTGGTATAATAGTCGACTTCTACATCTTTCTCGCGGTCCTCGTGGTCCTCGCGGTCCTCGTGGTCCTCGCGGTCCTGCTGCTCCACGTATTTCTTGATGACTGGTTTTAGAATCGAACAGAGGCGACGGCGGTCCATTTTCTCAGCATCTCCTTTCTTGAGACGCAAGAGACCTCCCCTTCGAAGGTCTTGTGAGAGGGCTACCAGCTCCTTCTTATCGAGACCACCTCGACGCAGGGGTAGGAAATATACACTACATGCTTTATTAAAGCTATCCAAAGTTTCCTGTGTGAGTCTCATATACCTTATGCAAAAATAAAAAGATCCTCTCGGAACCAAGGCTCTATATACATACAACAGATATCATTCACTCATTCACTCATTCTCATTCGTCCATTGTTCACTCGATGTAATACAATGCATTTCGGACCGTATTGACATGAACTCTAAGCCAATGTTCAGGACTAGAGTTCGCATTGTGGCTGGACAGAAGTACATTTGGTAGTGTGCGTAAAGGCGAATCTTCCGATAGAGGTTCGTCCCAGAATACATCCAGAGCAGCACCACCAATCTGACCATTGGCAAGAGCCTCGATCAATGCTGTTTCCTGGATTAGGCGACCTCGAGCCATGTTGATGACGATCGTGTGGTTTGGCAGAGTCTTTAGCTCATCCTCACCGATCATTCCTACATTTTCACCTGTCTGACAGCATGTCATGCAGAGAAAATCAGGTTGGCTCTCAAGTACTTCTTGCAGGGACCCGACAGGAGATGCTCTGTAGGTTCCAGTGCCGAAAAAGTTGCTGTATCCTGCTCTCCGAGATTCCTCCCTGCGTTCCTCCAGTATATCATAAGTTATGATGGGGTGAACAGTCCCCGCACCAATGGCCAGGAGCAGTCTCTGCAACTCGCTACCTACATTCCCCATACCTACGATCGCAATCTTGGCCTCACGTATGGTCTTACCTGGAAGTTTGACCCATGATTCAGCTGCGTTTGTTGTTCGCATCAGGTTTGTACTCTGAATGATCGTCCGGTTGAATGCTAGTATGGCACCTAGAATGCTCTCTGCGACAGGTGTGCTAAATGCATCAGGCGTATTGTGAACGCGTATTCCGGCCTTCTGACAAGCAGCCAGATCAATACTATCTATCCCTGTACCCCACTTGCACAGCGCTCTGGCACCACAAGACTCCACAATCTTTGGAGAATAGCGATCATCTCCTATCATTGCCACATCATATTTACCGGCATACTTTTCCAGGTCCTCCTCTTCAAGGCGTTCCTCAACATCTGCCATGATGACTTCATGTCCGCGCTCTTCAAAAAAACGCTTAAATGAAGTAATGTTTGGCATCATGTAAGGTGCCGAGATCAACACTCGTCCTGGACGCTTGTCAGCATCATTGTTCTGTCCGAACTCATCAATCAGTCTGTTATAGATCTGGTCGTCTGAGAGCACTTTGGGGACTGGCATTGATGTATGGCGTGTATGGTGTGTATGATGTATACACTAATAGGAATGAACTGCATCATTTTTCGGACAGTTGGGTCCCATGTTTTGTTTGATATTCTTGTCTGACATGCTGCGTTGAAAATTGACTTTTTTCCTGTTGTGTACACCAAGGTAGGAAATGAAAAAAGTTGGACTCATCTATGATGATCGCATGATAGATCACAAATCCACTCAGGTGCCACCTCATCCAGAATCACCTGATCGCATTGGGGCAATTTGGCGGCGATTGCAATCAGAGGGCATTACATTCGACCCAAATGTCCTTTTGCTCAAGCCTCGAGAAGTGCGTTCCGAAGAGCTCTTGCGTTGTCACGATGAACGATATCTACAAAAAACAAGGAGAAAACTCATGAGCCCTGGCCCTGGGATCCGTGGAGATATGTATATGAGTTCAGGAACTGCTCTCGCCGCATCTCTTGCAGCTGGATGCAGCATCACTCTTGCAGAAGCGATCGATGATGGTCACATTGAGTCTGGCTATGCAATTGTTCGACCACCTGGACATCATGCTAAGTGTGGGGCATATGGAGGGTTTTGTTTCTACAACAATGCAATGCTGGCTGCCACCCATCTGACATCACGGGGCAAGAAGGTCTACGTTGTTGATTGGGATGTGCACCTTGGGGATGGGAGCATCAATGTGATGAAGAGTCATCTGCAGAGGGGCAACAATCTGTTGCGATATTTCTCGATCCATCGCTGGGATCAGGGAGGTTTCTACCCAGGTGGGTCAGGAGGAAGGTCCGGGACGGATGCATCTGGACGTGCTTTGAAAGTAGGGTTTGATGGATCTCAAGGGGATGAGTTTTACATCAATACGTTCATGAACATACTGCTACCATCCATGCGCACATTCAAACCAGATGTGATCATCGTCTCCGCCGGTTTTGATGCCGCAGAGGGATATCCTCTTGGAGGATGCCACGTGACTCCCCTTGGATATGCAACTATGATAAGGTTGCTGGCCGGAATCACGCCTCGTATTGGGATGATCCTTGAAGGTGGTTACAATCTTCAGAGCATCAGCGAGTCATCGCTCAGTTGTGTCCAAGCCCTGCTGGGCTATGATCATGTGGTGCCCCTGAAAAGCGCACCACAGACCCAGATGGATGTACCCACTAACAAACCACAGGTGGGGGTTAGTGTCATGGTATTGAATCAGGCAAATCCAGGTGAACGGCCTCTGATTCTACTGGGCAAGCGCAAGGGCTCCCATGGAAATGGTGAATGGGCTTTTCCAGGAGGACATCTAGAGCTTGGCGAGTCCATTGAGGACTGTGCGCGGAGAGAGGTCATGGAAGAGACTGGGATGATGGTCAAGAATGTCAAGTTCCTCAGAGTGATGAATCTCCTTGACTATGCACCAAAACACTATGTCGATATTGGGATGACAGCGGAATGGGTCGATCGTCCAGGCAATGAGCCCAAATTGCTAGAACCTGAAAAGTGCGAGGGTTGGCATTGGTTCTCCTCTGATATCATACCTGCGCCAAGATTCTGCACTGTTTCACCTTCTATAGATGCTTGGAGGACCGGGAGGACCGGCGGCTCCTTCTATGATACTGTCACTGGTCCCTGAATCCAAGAATCTCCACTGAATTTGAGCACTGATCCATCCTCTACCTCAAAGTCAGTATCCCCAAGATGTATCTGACAAGGTCCATCCGCTCTGACAATATAAAAATCACCTTTGTGAGCCTTAATTAGATCCAATCTGGGCAGATTATTCCGAGCATACCAGATACCTGCGAACCTTGTCGGCACTGGAGTCCGCAGTCCATCTAATGCTGGTGGGACATATTTGACACTGCCATTCGGACCAGTTCCAACAGCATTCGGTCCGTGAGTCGGAGGAAGGGTCGGACCAAAATCTATCTTCTTCGATGCCTGTTTGTGATGACGATCGAACTTATGTGGATCAAAATTGCGAAAGGTTGGGCTACGCACCTGTGTGTAGTCATCAATGAGGATGTGTCCACACCTACGATCACCAGGCACATAATCCGCGATCCCCTTTTGGAGTACAACATTCTCGCCACATTGCAATTCAATCAGATAATCATCAACATAATCGCCATTGACCAATTTAGTCTCTTGTTCAGTCTTTTTCTTGGTTTTCGTAACTACTTCATTGACTTTGATCTTTTCATCATCCACAGCCTCTTCCATGGGTTTCGATTCAACTGAAATAACTGGGATATCTGGTGATCCTGTTGTGACCAGGGCCCTCCCCTGGCTAATCGTCAAATCATCCTCCGTGTCCTTGATGCGTACTATATCACCGGCATTTAGAGGACGAGAGGTGATTACCAGCTTTGAGGCCTTTGCTCCTTTCGTATTACTCGTTTCTCTTTCAATTGGAAGGGGTTCATCCTCCTTACTCAACAGAAGCAGTTCAACCTGCTTCTCTTTCTCACGCATGATCTCTTCTTCAAGTCGGAGCAACTCCTCCTGATCTATTTCACCATTGGGAAATGATATCGGGGGGATCCCATCAGTCTCGGTCATCTCAACGGGTTCCTCCACTGGGGGCTCTAGTTTAGTCTCATCTGATTCATCCTCTCTGGGTTGGATTTCAGCAGTCTCGTCAACTTCCACAGGTTCAACTGTTTCAACTGGTTCCACTGGTTCCACAGGTTCAACTGGTTCAACTGGTTCAACTGTTTCAACTGGTTCAACTGGTTCAACTGTTTCCACAGATGCAGGTCCGGGGTCTGATGGGTCAACGGGTTTAACCTCATTATTTGTCCTGTTGCGAATAATTAGTTGCTGAATGTCCGGATCCTCCTCTATTGAGATGTTTAAGCTTCTTGAATATTTGGACAAAATATCTCTGACCTCATTGATGGTCTGGTGCCAAGCCTCCACTCCGTTGTGGTGTAATTCCTCCTGAGCTTTTTTTACCTCATCCTCGATGCTGGTAGGGCTTTGTGCAGTTGTTGTATTGCTTTGGGCTCCTCCGATGAAATCGGAGTTGATGGCTCTTCGAGACGGGGTTCCTCCGATCTCATAGGTGTTGGCGGCTCGAACTGGAGTTTTCTTGCGAATGCGCTTGACAATAATTTGCGACTTCTTTAAATTATAATCTTTAATCTCTGCCTGCTTACGAGTCTTGTATTCCCTAGGAAACTGCCTACGCAATACCTTTTCACGCTCTTTCTCCTTGCGCTCATCCACCAGCGCAAAGTTCTCCTCGAAATTGAGGCCCCAATCAAGGAAGTAATTTTGTGCCATCTACTAAAAGAGAGCAAGAATCTATATGACCGGTTCAACCGACTGTAAACCAATCAGTTGAACAAAAACAAATAAAATATGGTCATAAAGTAAAGGCAGGGGTTATGTCAGTCATGCCGATCGAGTGTCATAATAAATTCAAGAGTAATGATGGGCCTGATTTCTCATTTCTGGGTCAAAACACCACCAACAGTGGGTTCACAAATAAGTGGCTCGAATCACGTCATCACAAGCACTTTTTTGATACCAGATACAAGGATTATAAGCTGATCGAGGAGGATTGTGACAATGGTAATATAGCTAATGATATCGTCAAAAATATACATGAAGCTAATCCATTGGCACAGGCATTCTTCTCCAAAATGAACATAGACCATCTACAGGACTTGATTATTAAAATTATTTCTAAGAGGTCTGGTGGCAAGTGGTCGATCAGTCGACAAAGTGATAATGAGCTTGTCATCGTCATGAGGAGCATTTACCTTCAAAAAGCAGAACATGTGCCCGATCAGGTGGTCAAGGAGGTGGCTGAGTTGAACAAGCAGGTACTACTTGATGTTGTGCCTCGCATTGCAACAAGGATTGAGCAACACCTAGGCTATCAAAGAGACCATGGGACTACATATGATCCTTTCACACGAGGCGAAACCGCCAGCACGGCAGGAACCCGCACCACGCGTGGGTTTTCTAGCCTCTTTGTGTAGATATATTATCCCACAGCAGCTATATTATGTGGCAACAATGAAGTAGTTTTGGAAGGGCATGATGTATTCTTGACTTTACAACAACTACTTTACAACATTATGTCTATCAACAAGAAGAACACTACTACTACTGCCCGCGACCGCCGCAACCGTGACAAGACTGTCATCGTTCCGAGCATGCCGCGTGGGCTGGCCTACGGCCCTTTCATTCGTGGTCTCACGGCCATTCGCAGGGACATCGAGCGCGATGCCTACTCGACCCTCTACATCCGATTTGTGGAGGACAAGAGCGATGATCCGGGGATCCGCCCCAACAAGGTCTCCGGTCGCGTCACGATTTCTTGCCGCGATGGAGAGGCTGGAGAGGTCGCCGAGGGAGATGTCCGATATCTCCTCCGAAAGATTGTCTCTCGGTCGAGGTACCGGTCGGAGCAACCGACTCGGTCGGAGCAACCGGCCCAGCCCAAGGTCCGCGACGATGATGATGGTTGGGTCACCAAGGGCAAAGCCAAGGCATCCAAGAAGGCAAAGGAGGTCACGCCCAAGCCCACTGGTTGCTGGGGTGCATCTCTCGATGCTGTGCGCGCACCCCCGCAACCCCAGGAGATCCGCGCTACGCCTGTTCGGGCCGAGATCCGCGCTCCTGCTCGGACCCAAGAGGACCAGGACTACCAGGGCCAACAGGACTACCAGGGCCAACAGGACTACCAGGGCCAACAGGACCTGGCCGATGCAGCCTGGGGCGACGACGACTTCTAGGTCCAAACAAAAGGTTCGTGAAGCCACAATTTCACACTTTGATGCGAGAAAATTGAATTCTCTCGCGAT